AGCACTTGGCTAACCCCCTTAATTGTTGGACTAATTAAGCCTTAACCTTCTTTTGGATCTTTACGACCAAAGCGGTTAGTGCTGTGATTTGCTTCTTAAGTGAAGCAATTAGTGCAGATACATCTGCAGACAACTTAGCAACTGCATCAACTGCAGCCTGTGCCTGTACTGTAGCAGCATCTGCAGCCTTTGAAGCAGCAATCGCTGCATCTGTAGCAGCCTGGGCTGCCTTTGCTGCCTCTTCAGAAGCCTTTGTAGCAGCCTTTGTTGCTGCGTTAGAAACTTCTGCTGATGCTGTTACTACAACCTGTCCAGCAAGTGGAAGTGAAGTTCCACCTGTTGCTGAGATCTTAACAACGTTTTCAGCCAAAGGCATAAATACCTTGTATGACTTAGCAGTTGCTGTATCTGTTGTAACTGATGTTGCAGTTAGTACATCAGATGATGATCCAAATGCATAGTTAGGAACAATTCCACCTGTAGCAAATAGGTTAGCGTGTGTCTTTCCAGATACTGGAAGACCTGCTGCATCAAGAACCTGAACTGTGATAGTTGCTGCTTCTCCTGGAAGATAAACTTCCTTATCAAATGACAACTTAACAGTTGCTGCAGTTCCCTCTACACGAGTAGAAACTGGAGCAGATGATACTGTACCTGACTTAACAGTTACAGCGACTCCGCCTGTCTTGACTCCTGTAAGAGTAAACACTGCTTCACCATTTACGATTGTTGCTGCAGTTCCTGAATCGGATACCACTGAAACATCGCTTGAGAAAGCATTGAGTGTTCCTGCTCCAACTGTTACTCCAGCAGCATCATATGCCACTGCCTTAATTGTTGAAGCATTTGATCCTGTTGCAATAACAGGCTTGACTACTGTTGCTACGATAGATGCAATATCTCCGTAGAATGTTACCTTCTCAGTTGCAAGAACTGCACCTGTAAGGGTTGTAAGAGTAATTGTTGATACTCCTGCTGTACCGTCAGCAAATACACCAATGTAATTTCCTGTTGGAATAACTACTGAGCGACCAAGAGCAGTCATAGTTGTAGCATTTGTGCCATAACCAATCATACCTGTTCCTGAAACTGTTGCAAGAATTGACTCAGTTGCTGCTCCGCCTGCTGCATTCTTAGGTGTAACAACGATTACCGCTGCTGCATCTGCTGAAGTAGCCTTTGGTGCATAAACTGTGGCATCTGCTGTTGCAGTTGTTACTTCGCCAGAGTTAAGAATTGATGTTGTTGTTGCTGCAGAAGGTGTAACATCTGCTGCTTTAACTGTTACTGTCCACGCAACTGATGGACCTGTTGCTGGACGAGTTGTAAGAATACGTGCTTCGTATGTACCCGCAACTGTTGGTGCTACCAATGAAACTGTAAACTTTGCAGTTACATATCCTGGTGTTCCAACTGTTGAGTTAACATCTGCTGAAAGGCTTCCTGCTGCAATTGTAACTACAGAGGTTGTTGTTTCAAGCAATGAGAGTGTTGCACTCTTTGATGAGCCTGATGGCTGTGCAAAAATAGCAGATAGCACCGTTGCTGTGTCTGCTGCTGTTTCTGAAATAAATGACAATGTTACTACTGCTGTAGCAGTCTCACCTGCAGTGATTGTATCTGTAGCAGAGTCAATCGTTAGTGCTGGTGCAATTACAGCAGCACTTGTCGGAAGTGCTGACATAACGCCAAAGGACATTGCTGCAGCGAGTCCTAGGGCAATTTTCTTAAATGAATTCATCTTTCTCCTTGTTTGTTTTATTCCAGCCTTTGGGCTAGAAATGCTATATTAGATTGAATTTGTCTAAGAAATCACGAACATCGTCCGTCATTTGCTTAGGTTCTAATTCTACCATAGATCTACGTTTCTCTGCAAGTTGAGCAGAAGACGAAGACCAAGTGTGTACTTCAATGACTGTATTAGTAGTCTTTGGGGTATGGGATATAGCCCCAAATACTGAGCCAGCCAAAGCATCTGCTAAGTCTTTAGATTTCTTTCTAGGGTGATCTACACGATTACCTTTCATAATCTTCAACTCAGACATTTCTTCTAGCAAGATTGGAATCATAGGAATTGCTACACGCTCTTCATAAATCATCATTGCTAAATCTTCATAGTGTTTTTTTGCAACAGAAACAGTTTCAGTTCTAATTCCCACTGCCTGTAGTTCATTCTGAATATCAAATGACTGCCAACGGTCAAAGGAAACCATTCCAATGTTAAAGCCTTCTCTGCGAAGATTAATAATCCAATTCTTTACATCAGATAGGTTAACTGGGCCTTCTGCCCTTGGTTCCCACCAAGCAACAGCATCTACTACTACCATTGGAGCCACTTGTTCATAGTCTTTAATAACCTGAATGTTTACCCACTTGTCTACGTGAGAAATTGCTACTGCACACTTATCATGCTTTTGTGCAAGGTCGGCGTGAATATAGTAAACCTTGTCTGGGTCTGGCTTAAAGGCCTCATCAAACCTTCTAAACTGATCTAATGGATTACGAAGTGTCATAACCTTTTCTAGTTTGGTTCTGTCTTTAAAGAAAGCATCAGAAGCATAGGTGGGCATACATGCAAAACGCATCATGGCATCTGCAAGGTCTGTGTAAAATGCAATCTTAAAGTCATCAATTTGGCGGGTAGGATTTACTTCCCAGGTTGGTCGTTTAAATGCCAACACTCTTGGAATTTTATAAGAAAGTATTGTGTCTTCATCCCAAGAAATTTCAAACCTATTTCCTGGATCCTCATGTGGCAAATCTGGATTCATAATAAAGGTGTGCTTACGCTCTACAGTTTCTTTTTCAGCAATTACTGATTCATATTTTTGTGAAATAAAGTCACCCTGATAACGGGGGAATGAAAGCAAAACAACCTTGCCAAGATCAGGAAAACGAGAATCTACAGTACCACGAAATGCTTTATAGATATTTTCAGCAGTCTTTCCCTGTTCATTACCTGTTCCAACCTCTGATGCAAAACCAGAAATCTCATCAAGTACTGCCATGAAAAGGTTCAAACCCTCGTGAGATTCACGTTCAGAGTGACCAGAGTAAACAGTTACAGACTTATCAAAATCAATTGAGTCTGCCTTTGCATTATACTTTCCAGCAAACCAAGGGGATCTTTCAATCTTTGATTTAAAACCTTTAAAGAAAACATTTTTTGCCTGTTGTGCGTTAATAGCAACGTTAATAATATCAATAGCATCACCTGCAGGCTTACCATAATAAACAGCAGGGTCTTTAAGACACAGTAGTTTATACACTGTATATGCACAGGCTACAGTTGATACGAAGTCTTTTCCAGATCCCTTGCCAAGTTGGAGAATAATCTCATTCTTTGTATATTTATCAAAGTATTTTGCTCCCTCAACGGAACCATAAAGTTCTTCAAGATCTTCTTTGCGGTAGATTTGACTCATAGCCTCTACGATCTGATACTGAATATCAGATAGTTGTGGCTGCCCAAGATAGTCTGGAGACTCAACAAAAGTTTTTGCGTCTACAGGTTTTTCAATAAAATGGTTTTCTTTTAGTACTTCAAGAAACTCATTGAACATCGTGGACAACTGTAATCACTTCTCCCTCTTTTGCAATAGAGGATAGTCTTTGCATAATGGTGTCACGAACTTCTGGATACTCTGAAGCAACATCTCTAAGAATTCCAACAAGAACTTCTTGACGACGCTCAACTTCGACCATCTCTTCAGCAAGTTCTTTATTTTCAAGAAGTCCAGCCTTCTGGAGCATATCAATACGCTTTGACTCAATGTCCATAACTAGTTTAATAGCAGCAGTCTTTGCACTAAGATTATTAGTCATAGATGCCTCATCAATAACTTCGTAAGATTTTCCAATTAGTCTTGCATAGTGTGCATCCATTGCAGCCAACGCTTCTTTAGCACGAGCACGAATAGCATCATTAGCAGATGCCATAACTTTCCACTCATTGATTAAAGAAACAACACGAGTTCGTGGAATGTCTAATTCTTTTGAAATAACAGTGGGGTCGTTGCCTTTTAGGTATTCACTAACAACAACATTTACTTGATCAAGATGTTTAATCAAATCATCTTCAGTTGACATATTTACCCTCTAATCTATTAATTTCATCTTTGATATAGAAGATTGCTTTCTCTAAATCTTGAATAGTCTTTGACTCATCTTTAAGCCCTGCTCTCCAAAGATATTTAAAGGCATTGCCTATATTAAAGTTACGATGACGAGTAATCTGAATACACTCAACTCCAGATGGGTCTGTTGTATAGTGTTCTGGATGGTTGACTTGATCAACAGTTATGTTTAGGTTTTCACTCATACGATTCTTCCTCATCGTCTTCCCAGTCAAACGCTTCTGGCATACCCTTAAGGGTTGTCAGGACATAAGTTATTCCTACTGCTCCAGCAATACCCAAACCAATAATAACTTTTTGTACTTTATTCATCGTCTTGATTTCCTTAATCCGAATTTTGCAAGGTACACATATATTGTCTCTACGCTTGCACCACACTCTTTAGCAATATCCTCTGGACTTTTCTTGTCCATTAGGTACCGTTTGCGTAGCCAAACTTCGCTTGTATATAGTTTACCAGCCATGATGTTATTTGTCAACCCCTATAGCCTTTGTCCAATTGTTTATTGCCCAATGCCCAATGCCACAAGCATCTGCTACATCATTATCGTCAATTGTTTTATCATAGGTAGTATTAATAAACTTAATAGTTCTTTCTTTACGAAGCATTCTTTCATAGGACTTATACCAAGACTCTGACTTCCCTGGATTTTGTGAACGAATAAATAGTTGCTCATCTTTAGAGATCTTCTTGTTATTAATATAGTTTTGCCATGTAATCGGAGATACCTTGCCAAAGGTTCTGATCCCACTAATTGCAGCGGAACCTAGAAGTGCTCCCTGAACTAAAGCAAGATCAGCAGCAGTCTTTGGGCTATTCATAAATACAGTATGCTCAATAACAATAGCATCAACATTGATATATTTTTCAAAGTAGAGTCGTGTCTTTGCAGCAGCGTCTCCAACTTTATCATATATATCTTTTCCTTCAAAATAAATCTTGCCACACTCTTTTAAGAATCCAGCATGGAAAGTGGCATAGGCAAGACTATTTGTGCTAGCATCTATTGCACAAATTTTTTCTGGTTGGGTTTCTAGACCCCATTTATTCTTGCTCATACTCAATAAAACCTTTCAACTCTTTAATCATTTTATTAACTTCTTTTTCACTTATATTACAATTTGAACAAAATCCAGAATCATTATATATAGAAAGCATAACTCCACATCCACCAAGACACTTTCTATCTTTTCCTATTCTTTTTTGTCTACGTGTAACTTGATATCTTTCAGCAATTTTTTCTCTAGTAGCCTCATCTCTACAAGTATTGCTGCAGTATATCTGATAACTTACTTTAGGATTAAAGTATGTATCACATTTGTTACAAAGTTTCAACTAACTTCTCCATTGATTTAATCTTAACTACTCCTTCTCCTGCATCTAAACAAGCCTTTTGGATAGGGCATGTCTTACAGATTTTAGAATTAGATCGGTAGTTTTTAGTAGGAAGAGTTCTATCTTCCCAAGCCTTACGAACCTCACGCATCCATTGAAATGCGTTATCAATCCATTCACGATAATTATCATCTACCTCTACTGGCAGTACAAGAAGTTCGTGGTTGTTCTTGTTTTCATAAATAAGAACACCTTTCTTCTTGCCAAGAATCTTCATGTAGATAAGCAACTGAATCAAGTGACCAGTCTTTGGCTTCATTGAATTTTTACGATACTCAAAACCTTCATTGAGCATAGTCTTAATTTCTCCAACAATTTCTTCGCCTTCCCAGTCAAGCATCACGTCACCATATCCAAAGATAGGTGGATCATCATGGCGAATCTTAAACTCAGTTGTCTCCTCATTATTATCATCACGATAAATCTTAACAATGCCAGCATTCATCATAGCGTTCTGGATTCTTGCATGAGATAACGTTCCAGCAGTCATGTTTGCTGCGCCATAAGCATCTGCATTATCTTCAAACATTTGACCATCAAATGCTAAGTACCAATATCTTGGACACTCTCCATGTGAGTATGCAATTGTAGATGGGGCAAAAGTTTTCTTTTGTGTTTGCTTTGGGCCACGATTAATAATGTAACCGTGCTTAATTTTTTCAATTAAAGCGTCACTATCAAGAACATTATTTTTCTTTATAGCAGGCTTAAGCATCACCGAGTGTAGTAAATTCTTAGTCATATTCATCCTTTGTTTATATAAGTATACCAGGTTAGCGCATTATGTATTTTAATGCTGAGACCAAGTTGTTTACTGCTTCTGCTGCTGTATAGTAAATATTTTTCTTTGCACGATTATTCTTATCAACATTTGCCATCCAAGTAGCCTTTAACGCTAGTTTTCCTGCAATTGCCTGAAGTCTTACAATCTCAATTGCTGCAACTGGCATAGGTATATCTGGCTTAATGATTAACTTAGCAATCATTGATAAAGCCATTGTGAGTTCTTCATCTTCCATAAACTCAGCAATCTCTGCCAAACCATTAACCATCTCCAGGGTTGTTTGTCCTGTACCTTCTGTCATTTTACTCTCCTTCTATTAACTGTTCTAACATGTCTAATTCAATTATAGCAAGTCTAACCTTCTGGGTACCCTCGCCCAGTACGATGATGAGGGCAGGATCCATACTCTTCTTAAGAGCATCTGTTACAGCCTTAGCCCAAACATCTTGGTTAAGAGTAAAAGACTTTGAACATTCTTTAAAGTCAACTACAAAGTTATGCCAAGAGGCATCACCTTTTGTATTATTTCTGCCAGAGTTCTTGTGCTGCTTTGCACCTATTCTTTTGGACTCAGAGCGCTCACTCATTTATAAAGTCTGCCTTTTTCTTTTTTTCTGGTTTTAGATTTACCTTAGACACATGCTTCTTTGTACACATCCATGTAGCATCTCCTGAGTCAATCCAAAGTCTCAAAGAAGTAACTTCTTCATGACATTTTTTGCAAGGAAACTTACCTTCAAATACTTTAAAGTCTTTATCAGCCATTTGAAAGTTTCTTCTTTAAAGACTCTTGCAAATCAATATCTTCTTTTACACGGTTAATGAAGCCATCTCTACCCTGAACCTTTGTTCCGTCATCAAGTTGATACCATGCACCAGTTCTATTAACAAGTCCTGCTGCTTCTGCGGTATCTACAAGATCTCCAATAGAGTCAATGCCGATTTCGTCTCCTCTAAAATAAAAGTCATACTCGCCTGACTGAAAACCTGGAGAAGTTTTAGAGAACTGCAGTTCCCAACGAATCTTTCTTCCAATTTTTTCTTCAATCAACTTATCGCCAATCTTAATCTTGCCTTTGATGGCTTGATTATCCGACTCTGATGAGAACAGTTTAATAACTGTTGACGAATAAAATTTTGTAGCCTGCCCACCTGTTGGTTGCTGGCTTGTATACATTGCGTTAATGTTGTTTCTTGACTGAGAAATAAGAACAAATAGAGTAGGATTAACTTTATTGTTAGCATAGTTAATCATCTTCCAGGCATTTGAGAAGTCACGAGACTCCGCACCAATCTGCTTAGTATTTTCTAGTTGTTTAAGTTCATCTGAATCTTTTTCAAAGTAAATTGCTGGAAGCAATGATGTAATTGAGTCAACGACAACAATATCTACACCAGCATTAATAAGGTTTGTTCCTACATCAACCATTTCATTAATTGTGCGAGCCTGTGAATAAATCAACTTAGATGAGTCAACACCTAAACGCTCTGCCCACTTTGGATCGTAAGACATTTCTGCATCAATCCATGCACAAACCTTGCCTTCTTTCTGTGCTAGGCCTATCATCTGAAGGCATAGAGAGGACTTTGCAGAGGACTTTGAACCCCAAATGAGTACTTGTCTGCCATAAGGTAATCCTCCTGCTAAGGCACGGTTTAAACCAAAACTAGGTGTGGCTGCATACTCTGTTGGAGGAACTGAATCTCCAGTCATAATAGTCTTACGCAACTTAGGGTTAAGTTGTGCTAGTACTTCTTCCATTGTTACTGACATTAAAATCGTACCCCGTGTTTTTCTGGTCTAGTTTTATTAAAGTCGACCTTTTCTTTGAGTGCTTGATCAAGTGATAATCTAGTATAGCCTGCTTCAACCATTCCTGCATATAGATCAAGTGTCCTAATAATAATATCTGCAAACTCTTTAGTGATCTCTTCTTCGCCTTTATCTTTACGTACTGCTTCCATTACCTCAGTAACTTCTGACACAATCATCATACATTGTTTAGCAATAAATATATCATTTATAGCGTCGTGATCTTCTGGGCTTCCCCAAAAACCTTTTTCAACTGCATTCTTGTGTAGTTCTATTGCCATATCGTCAAGCATTTATATCCTCCAGTGTTATTGTTCCATCTTTTGTTTTACCAAAACTAAATTTATATGATTTGCCTTCTTCAATATGCATATATGCTTTTGAGAATGCTGTAGGAAATACAGTGATAGGGTGCAAGTCTCTGCTTGTGTCTGCAAGTGTAAGGGTTGCCATCTTCTTACCCGCTTTAGTAACTCTAGGCTTAAAAGATACTACATACATTTCTTCATCCTTGTATGGCAACTGCTTATAACTTAAAAATTTGACAAGGGCATCTGAAGATGTTCTTATTTCATCTGCTGGGATTGCAGAAACAATTCTGTTGTCTGTTGCCAAAAGCAAGTATGTCTTTCCAGTTTCAATTGTTGTCTGCTCTTCATCAAAGATTCCAATTGATCCAGTTTTATCTAAGACTTCAACTCTTGACCAGCCAGTGCCACGCTTTATTGCCTTGACCATTCCCAAAAGAATATAAGATCCCTTTTCTTCAAACTGCTCTACATCACTAATAAAAGCATAATAGTGAGATGGAATAGTAATATTAAACTCTGGTAGATTTAGATACTCATAAAGGTTCTCTTTAATCTCATCATCATTTCTAGGGTTATCATTAAATGTTGCAGCACCAATTACTCTTAGTGCCTGCAGTGCACGGGAGTTTACTCCGTTTCCTTTTGTAAAGGTAAATTCCTCAAGTTCTTTGTATGAATTAAATGGTCGTGCTGATATGTATCTTTCAGCAATCGTGTCAGATATGAACTTGATAGCACTGAGTCCAAACCGAATGCCTTTACCCTCAATTTTAAAATCTTTATCCGAATCGTTAATGTGAGGTAACTTAATACTAATGCCCATTCTTTTTGCTTCAATAAGATACTCAGTTCTGCCATCTTTGTCCTTTTCATTTTTTAATAGTGCAAACATAAACTCTAGCGGATAGTGGTATTTGAGCCACGCTGTCCAATACGAGAGAGTACTGTAAGCAACGGCATGTGATTTGTTGAACGAATACCCAGCATGCGCTTCAAAATCATGCCAAAGATCCAAAGCATCATTAGGGGAGATATACTTACTAGCACCACTAACGAAACGATCTTGGAACTCATTAAACTCTTTAGCATCTTTTTTCTTTCCAATGATTTTTCTAACTTTATCTGCTTCCGACATGGACATACCGCCAAGTTGTACGCATGCTTGCATAACTTGTTCTTGGTAAAGAATGCAGCCATAGGTATCCTCCGTAAATGGTTTTAGAATTTGGTGAAGATAATTAATATTTTGACGACCGTGCTTGCGGTCAATATAATCTTTACCGATTGTGTTAGCAGCACCTGGGCGAACCAAAGCATTTGATGCTGCAAGTTCGTTTAGGTTCTTTACACCCATCTTAATAAGAAGGTTTGTATATGGCGTTGCTTCACACTGAAACACTCCCTTGGTAAAACCACTAGAGAGCATCTCGTAAACATCTTTATCTTTCATGTCAATTGACAATAAGTCAATGTCAACATAATGGTTTTCTTTAACCATATCAATAGTATCTTTAAGTACACTAAGAGTCTTAAGCCCTAGAGCATCAATCTTAATTAGCCCAATGCGTTCTGCTTCTTCCATGTCTACACCAACAACAGGAATACGCTCATCACTACCAGTAGAAGATCTTGTCTCCATTGGAGCGTGTCTAAAGATTGGTTCTTTTGAAGTAACAACACCAGCAGCATGAATACCAGTACCACGAATTCTTCCACGCAGTTGCTCTCCATAAACTTCTACCTCTGGATATTTTTCACGGAACTCTCTTGTTGACTTAGAGTTACAGAAATCATCCCAAGTATCTACAGTCTTTAGTACTTTGTTTACATCTGACAAAGGAATATTTAGAACTCGTGCAATATCACGAACAATTCCTTTTCCAGTAAATTCTAAAAAGGTTGCAATAGATGCAACGTGGCGATATTGACGAACTAGATAGTCTTTTACTTCTTCACGACGAGTATCTTGAATATCTGTATCAATATCTGGAAAGTCATTACGCTCTGGATTAATAAAGCGGAAGAACAACAAGCCGTGTTCAATTGGATCAATATCAGTAATACCAAGTGAATAGCACAACAATGAGCCAGCAGAAGATCCACGTCCAGGACCTACCAAGATGCCTTCCTTCTTTGCCCAACTAATCATATTCTGAACAACAAGAAAGTATGGGCCAAAGTTCTTGTTCTTAATAATCTCTAACTCTTCATCAAGGCGGTCAAGGTATTCTTGATTAGTATCCAAACCACGAACCTTCAAGCCTTCCATAGCAAGGGTTCTAAGTTCTTTGTCAGGGTTTTTATACTGTACTGGTAGAAGGTTTAATCCATCTTTAATATCATAGTCTTCTACCTTGTCAGATATCACTATGGTATTTGTGTACATATCTTCTCTTACAATACCCTGGGATTCCATGGCAAACTTCATTTCGTCATACGAAAGCAGGTGTATATCAAACTTATTAAATGACATTTGTCTATCTTCACCGTACAAATAGTCAAGACGCTTCATCATTCCATCTTGCTTTTTTGATTTGTCATAGGTGGTATCTTTTTGTACCTTGGCGTGAGAGTTCATAAGTAACTTAAACTCTTGAATTTCTTTTTGTGATTCGTCAACATGGTGACAATCTGGAGTAACAACAGTCTGAATTTTAAATTCATCTGCAAGATCAGATAACTGCTTATTAACTTCTGCCCCGTTATGTGGCATAAGTTCCATATAGAAATCATCTTGAAACACACGCTTAAACCACTCAATATGTTTCTTTGCTTGTGCATACTCTCCAAACTCAAGAGCCTTTGCAATAATACCACTAAGACAGCCAGAGAGTACGATAATACCTTCGCTATACTTTTCTAATACTTCAAAGTCAAAGCGTGGTTTATTAAAGTACCCCTCTGTCCATGCAATTTCATTAATTTTATTAAGATTTTCAAGACCTACTTGATTCTTAGCGAGAAGGATAATGTGATTATAAACTAGATCAGTTGGCTCTGTGCGTTCTGCCTTCGGCCTCTTGTCAAATCTATCAACACAAAAATATCCTTCTACGCCAAGAATAGGCTTTACACCTTTTGCTTTTGCAATTCGGTACAGTTCCCGATGCCCAGATAAGGTTCCGTGATCTGTGATAGCCAATGCTGGCATACCAAGTTCAACTGCTCGGTCTACATATTCTTCTGGAGTAGCAACACCATCAAATAATGAATAGTGTGTGTGTACGTGTAAGCCTGCGTAGTTCATCTATTACCAGTCTGTGTTTGTTGCAGACGTGGTTGTTGGACCATCAAAGCCCAAATAGAATGCTTCTTGTTCCGCATAAGGAATCTTCTTAAGTGCTGATTCCAATGGGAATGGTTCAATCTCTGCCCAGTCAAAAGGTTCCTTGTCTGGTGCAGATGGAATAAGTGTGTAAGATGTTTCAGTTCCCTGACCATTGCGCTTTACTTTCCAAACCAAGTTTGAGATGCTTCCTGTTTCAAGAGCATACTCACGAATGGTATTGAAAGCAGATTGCTTGCTTACACCCATTGACCAAATAGCAACATATGGCTTTTCAATTCCATCGTCTACTAGGACGTTGCAGTAGAAACGAAGACGACCACGCCATCCAGCCTTTGGATCCTTGCGGTGCATCTCTTCTGCCCAGTCACGGCCTTCTGATTCCATTGTGTCTACAGCCTTACGCTTATAGTCCTTTGGATTTGTGTGTTCTTTTACAACTAGCGCAAGACCACGACCTTCATTATAATTTGCTGAGTCTTCATCTAGTTCTTCAATAAAGCGAATCTTTACTGATTGACCATCGGCAAGTTTTAGCCACTTTACCTTTGGTGAGTTTTCGTCATACTTTGGCTTGTCAAGCAGGGCATTGATATTCTTGAGTCCCTTTACTACGCTCATATTTTCTCCTTCGTGTTGTTATATTAGTTTAGCATAGACGAGATAGATTTGTCAAACTGGAACTCAAGTTCCTTAATTGCTTCATCATCCATATCGCCAATGTCTTTGTATTTTTTATCTATGTTGACTACGCTGACTAGAGATCCAAGTTTTTCAATTAACTTGTCTTTCATAATTGCGCCAGCCTCATCATTGTCTGCAACAAGTACAACGTTGTTGAAGTACTTTTCTAACAGTTTAATCTGCGATGCAGATACGTTAGCACCCAGTGTTGCAACTGCTGGGAAACCTACTTGGTCTAAGCGGATTGCATCAAAGGATGACTCCACTACATATATAATACTAGAAGTCTTAACTCTGTGCAAGTTAAACAAGACCTTACTCTTTGGAAGGCCAGGAGTATTCTTAAACTCTTTACCTTCAACAGAACGACCAACAAAACCAATTGTTAATCCATCTGGAGAGTGTACAGGAATGGTAACCATATCCTGTTTTTCTGAATAACCTAACCAAAACTTTTTAACAGAATCTTCTGTAATTGATCTTCCAGAGTAATATCTCATTGCTCTTGGAGACTCAAGTGCTTGATTATTTAAACGCTTAATTAAAACTTCATCATACTGAACAAAATCTGGTGGTGCATACATAGCCTTATTAACTATGTTCTCAATGTTTGTTTCTGTTTCTTTGCTTTTTATGTAGCGGACAGTTTCAAAATATGATCGGCCAGTTGTGAACATAATAAACTCTTCAAGGTTTTTAGTTGTCTGGCATCCAAAGCAAAAGAACAAACCGCTATCCTTCGCTACTTCTCCTGCTGGAGTTCTGCTGTTATTATGATATGGACAGTACACAATGAAGTCATTACCAAACTCTGCTTCAATCTCAACTCCAGATCCATTAAGGACTCTGCGAACCTGTTCTTCACTATAGATATTACTTGCCATCTTCAAAATCCTTATATCTGTAGTAGCCCTTGTCAAAGTCTACCTGTACTAAGAAGTCACCCATAAAACCATTACGGTTCTTTCTAAATACACACTCAATAATATCACTATTAACTCCACGACCCAATGCAAGAAGCCAGTCAGCATCATAAGAAATCTGTCTTGACCACGCCGTTTGTCCAAGTGTTGGAGGAGTGCTAAGATCCTTTACATCGTCAGGGGTAGCAGATGAGATAGCAATAATAGGCACTTCTTCACTAATAGACATTAGTTTAAGTTCTCGTGAAAGGTTCTTCATCTTTACCGTTTCATTATCAGCCTTTTGGTTTGGACTCATAAGTTGTAGATAATCTACTACAACAAAGTCAGGCTTATACTGATCAATCTTTCCACGGATTACTGAAGGAGTAACCTCTCCACCAGAATCATTTGAGATGATGTGAAACTCTGGGCGACCCTCTACCTTATTCGCATGCCATTTACGAAGCATATCAATTTCAACTTCACCGTTAGAAAGTTTACGGTGTGACCAAAGACCTTCACCCATAATTGCAAATACACGGTTACGAACTTCTGTCTCAGACATTTCAAGCGAGATAATCATTGGTGACTTACCCTGTTTCCACGCCTGCACTGCAAAGTATAGTGCCATCCATGACTTACCAATACCTGGATAGGCTAAGAATACTCCAAGTTGCCCTGGCATAATTCCAGCAGGAAGATAGTTATCAAAACCTGGAAGGCCAGTCTTAATTCCTACAGCACCTAATTCATTTTGCTTTTGCACTCTTTCGTAATATGCTACAGCATCTTCAAGATCTGTTGCATCAATGTCACGGATAGCAGCAGTGTTCTTTTTTAGTTCTGAGGTTTTAGTTATAAGGTGCTCAAGTGCTTCTGTCCCGTTACCAGTCTGAACCTCACCTGCTGCATTGCGAAGAAGATCTTTTAGACTATCATTTAGATATTCTGTTTGAAGTTCTGCAAGGTGGTGCTTTGTAGACCCAACACCAGACACTGGTTCAAAGTCTCTAAATTTTTCTCTTACTAGATCTGTTGGTGGCAGTGCCTGATTGTTTTCAGAATACAAGCGAATAAAGTTCCAAATATCATTGTGAGTTCGTAGCATTGTCTCAACATTGCCCTGAAGCAGTACGTGAATTTGTTTATCTTGTAAGACTGCAGTAATAACCTTTGCCTCTGTGTTATTCACTTAACCACTCCTTTGCCATTCGTCTACGCTCTGCTCTATCTTTTTTGTCTTGCTCTGTTTCTTTCTTACCATTTATAATTTTTTCTGTATTATAAGCAAAGTAATTCCAACTAGGCTCTTGTGCAATAGAAAAGTAATACTCTAAAATGTCATAGCAATCACTAATGCCATAGGACTCAATGAGCGCATCAGCAGACCACTGCTCCACGTTAAGATTCATATTAGACTTTTGCTCATACCTTTGTAGGTAAAACTTGTTAAACCTGCTGAGCAAAGCCATTCGGTCTTTGCGATCAGCCATTATGCTTCGGAAGCCTCTTCTTGTGCTTCACGAATCTTATCTGTTAACTTATCTTCTACAAACTTATACACACGCTCAAAAGCCTGATCTGTATTCTCACCATCACGCTTGCTATCTACAACTCCAAGGTCAAGTCGTAGTGACTGAAAGTTACCCAGGTTAAGTGTATAGCCCAGAGTAACTGATACTTTTGTTGAATCGTTTTCCATTATCCACCCATTTCGTTTTAAATGGACTCACTCCACACTGGAATAAATCGTCCATCTTCTGTCTTCGTATATGTAAGTATACCGTCTCCCATTCGCCGTGTCAATTCTTGGCTAGTAGGAGTCATATTATTTGTTATTAATTTGTCTTTTCTTGGTTGTCCAATATGTATACTTGCAAGTATAGCACGTATCTCTTTTACATGCGACTCAGAGTAATATGCTCTAACTTGCCAAGATCTTTCTCCATTTAAACTAGCACCTATTGGTGGCGGAATAACTCCTCGTTTAATTAAACTTGGAATATACTTTCTGTGCCTATTGACAAGTACAGCAGTCTCTGCTACACTATAGGCTCTTTCCCTATGTTTCTTGAAATCAATAAGCAAACAAGACTCTAATCTATCTTTTGTAACATTATACAAAGTTACTAAGCCAGTAGATCTAGAAGAGTGATGAACCTTTACTAAGTCCCCATTTAAAAACCATACTTTAACTTTACCCTTAATTACAGGTTCGTTATTGTATGCTTCGCTCTGGATTTTTCGTTTAGAAGTATCCATGCGCCTTCCCTGCTTTCACTTGGTGGATGAAAAAATCTTCTTGATCCACAACGAACACAATAAATCTCTATATGATCAATATTAGAATATTGTCTATCAACGAACATTCTACCTTTGCACTTTCGGCAAGAAATCAATTTAACATCCTTAATGTTAGTTTGGTACGCCAATAACAATAAGGTTTACACCAACAGTAAGATCGCCAGCAGCATTAAATCTTACAATTCCATCTACCTTTGTTGTTGTAACGCTTGTTAGTGTTACTGTAACATTTTGTCCTGCTGGAGTTCCACCCTTATTTATTGGTGTTGCTGTAACTACTGGGGCATATTTAAAATCACTATATGGAAAAGAGAATGGAACTTCTGAAGATGCTGTAACTGTTTTATTGTTTGCTACCTCTACATATCCACCAATAAACTTTGCCTCTGATGTTTTTACGTTTTGAGGTCCTGCTGTTCCTGCATCTACGGTAGTAGTCTTGTATGTTGCAGAAGAAACTTGTGCAGATAAATCGTTAACTGCCTTAGTTAGTTCATAAATATATGCAACATCTATTGGTTGCCCTCTTTCGGGTAGCGGTACTTTTGCCATTATCTCTCCATTATATCATTAGACCGTATGCATTGCTGGATTATAAACACGCAGTGTTGTATATTCCCTTGTTACTGGTTCACCTATTAAGTATACCTCAACTGTAACTCTGTTTGGCACATCTTCTTGATCTACCCCATCAATAAAAAAGGTATCTGGAACAACAAGAGTAGTACTATTTGTTGTTATTCTTTCTACATAGTTCCAATCGCCTAGACCAGCAGACTTACTCCATTTAACAAAAATGTCATAATCTTTTGCTTGGCGAATAACATTTGTTTCAATTTTAATTGTCACAGAATCCCAGGCTACACGGACTACACCAGAAGAAGAAGATATATTTATTTTTCCAGGAACATAGGTATAGTTTGGATCAACGCTATATACAGAAGACCAAGAAGAAACTCTGTTTTTATCTTCAGATATAATCCTATATCTTACACTATATTCTCCAGTAATACTACTTACTGGTGGCAAACTTTCTTTTAGTACTTTTGCCTTTTTAATAATCTCAGCCATTACGTTACACCAATAGAAAATCTAAATTCTACATAGTTGCTTGTATTTGGTGCCTTAACGATTGACTCTGAGTCTAAGTTTTGTATAACAGAATAACCTGTTAGACCATATAGAACATTTGTTGTTCCTATATTTTCTAGTCTCATTGAGTCAAGAGCAATGTAATAATTATTAGAAACAGCGCCACCATCAATAGCACTTACATATATTTTTGCAACTGTGACAGCATTCCAAGTAAAATTAGCACTTGTATATAACTGTTGTAATTGTTTAGATACTACGATATATCTATTTTCTTCTAAATTATATTCTCCAATGCCAGTGCCGTTTGTTATTTCTGCTTCAAACCTTGCATATTCCCCAGATCCATCATCAGTTGATGCAAAGTCTACAAGAACACGTACAGTATCTGGAACAGCAAGAGAGTCTCCATCTTTACTTATAACAGAAAATGCTAGGCGTAATTCATCTGTAGGAGAGTTTTGGGAAAAATTTACACTTGGGTTGGTGTAGTGGATGTGATTAGATCCTGCACCAATGACAAAGTGCCCACCAGATACGGTTAAAGTTGAATCATCTCCACGCATTAAAATTACGTTATTTAGAAATCTGCACCTTTCATATCTTTCTGCTCTAGACACTTTATAAAATATAGGGTTATCGGCGTTTGTCTGAAAAGCCTTTAGGTTGGTTGAAATAATATTGTCATCATTTTCGTCTAGAGCAGTAGAAATAGAGGTTATGGCTGTTACTGATGCTGAGGTGTGGTAGTTCCAGTTTTCAACATTAGTAAAAGAAAAAACGGTCTTGCTATCATAAGCACCTGCTGATGGATTAGACTTTGCAGAAAAAATACCAACTTCTGTTATTTCGTATCTTTCTTCTGCTGGTAGTTCTGCTGTAAATACTATTTTGTCCAACCCCCCCTCGCTAACAAAACCTCTAGAAGATATTGGTACACGAAGCATTTCAAAATCAAGATTTTTTTTATTAGAATAATCTCCAGGTATATCTACTGTATCAAGAGGCTTAGGTCCGCACCCAATGGCAATATAAGAAGCGTAGGCTGGAGCCTGTCCAAGAAGGTATTTGCCAAGAATAGACTTTCCAGTATTAGTTATCAAGATACTCCCTCATTAAAATCTGTCTCATATATTGTACCACTTCTGGCTATCTGAATCTCTATCTGCTCATCTGTCTCAAGGTTTACTGCCTCTACTATAAGATTACCCGTGACTGAATCTATATAAACGTAGTCTCCTCCAGTACCACCGCCATTTTGAGGAATCTTATCATCAAGTTTAATTGGAAAGTTAGCAAAATACTTATCTGCAGTTGCCTGAAGATTAAGAATATTATTAGGGTTATACTGCTGCTCTATAGAAGAAAGATTTTTAATTGGTTGATAGGTAATTTTTTGACCATTAACTGTGTCACGCCTTGCAATGCTAATCAACTCTTGGCCACCTATATCTTCAAATATTAAATCAGCCATTAAGTCAACGGGAACAGATCCATCGTCAAAAAGTATAATGTCCTTTGTTGCGGTTTTTACATAAGAAAAAATAGAAGAAGACACTGATGATTTTGAAGATGGCGTTGGTGGAGTTGCGCTGACTCCTGCACTGTTTGTCATTTTATACCTCACTCAAGTAAAGCGTCATGTTTGGTCCATCACTATTTCTAGAATACTCTATATTATATATAACAAATCTTGTATTAGATGAAGTTATCATATCAAGATTGTTGCTATCTTTATAATTAATATTAACAATATCGCCAAGTTGTAGTGTTGGAATACTAAATATATTAACACCAACGGATCTTTTGGGTGTCATTAACTTATCAATAATCCACCCCATTAAACTATTGGCAGAGTCTTGAGTTTGAATATATGGAGCCTCAATAGAAAATTCATTATTTCCATATATCATCCTGCTTTGTTTAATTTTATTATATTTTTCTAACTCTAAATATGGAGATGTTAGCACTGTTGTTCCTTGCATTTCTGGATCAGAGTGGCTAGATTTTTTATTAAAATATTCATCTACCGTCAATTCATGTGTTGTGTCTTGTGTAAATGTAATACCCTGAATTCTTAAGTAGTTTCCACTTGTGTCATCTAGAACTAAGGCCTTATCTGTAGAATTAAAAATCATAAACTCAGCACCATAAGAATCTGCATAAAATCCAGAAGTAGTGTATCCTTTTATACGATTAAATGTTGGTGATAGTTGAGCATATAGCGCTGGATATGCACGATCATATCTAATATCAAAATATGCACACTCCCTCATGATAGTCCCAAACTCATCAAAATAAATATTATATTTTGGTGGTTGCTGGGCACTTATGCCAGAGATATAAGTTGACTGGACTATTCCGCTCATAGCATATTTTCTAAAAGATTCATTAGTGTCTACTGTGTCATCTCCAAATGCTTGTGAAATTGTGTCTACAGTAGTGGATACAGTGTTTTGAGAATAGTTTTCTGAAAGAGCGTAAACATTTTCAAACATAACTCTTGATGAGCCACGGGTAAATAAAGCCATATTATTGTATATGGGAAGTGGATCAATATCATCAACCACCTTAATAAGATTATTGTTAATGTATAGATAAAATCTTCTGGTGTTTCCTATATCTGTATACTCAACAGAAAGATCAAAAACAGTTGGTGTTTCTTGTGTTGTCATTCTGTATTGACCTGTAAAACTTCCGTCATCTACTGTAATCTTTGACAATCCGCCCCAAAGTTTTAATGGAATTGCATCTGAGTTTGCGCTATTTTTTTTAATTTTATAAAATAAAACATTGTGGATAACAACATCCTCAGTTCCGTCTGCTGTTGTTTTTAAATAAGATTCTACATTGCTTTCAGTTAATGCAACTATCTCAAAATAATATCCATTATTAGTTTCTGGATTTAGCATTACACCAAGACCTCCAGAGCCACCACCAATACTAACGTTCTGATCTGTTAAGGATCCTGTTACTTGATAATAAGAGGTACTGCCTGTTGGAGTTTGTCCTCTTGTTTGATTATTCTCAATCTTACCGATTATCCGCATTCTTGTTCCAAAATGCCTATAAGCATTATTTAAAGGTTTATAAACATAAGATATAAAATCAAGAGGACTTTCAGTAGTTGTAAATGATGGACCATTCATTATAAGGGCAGATGATTGTATTGTTCCAGTTCTTGCCTGAGTAAAAGAGTTTACATCTGTTTCTGTTTTTCCACTTAAAGACATGAAGTTTCTAATAATGCTATTTCTTGTTGTCCTTTTTGCAAGGGCATTGTCTACTCCTGCAGCACCAACGGATGTAGAGGGAGTTGTAGGGCTTGGGTTGGTTGTAAACAAATAGTCTTTGGCCTTCATCGTGCATCCACGAACATTGTCATTATTTGACCAATAGGAATTTATTCCAGCACTATGTGCGGACACCTGTGTACCAAACTGCCCACGTCCATGTTCAACAACAGCACCATTTTTCATCTTTGTAGTTGTACCAGTTGTCTCGTAATAAGGTACAGCATAAATTCTTATTCTTCCAGTTGGATATATTTTTCCATTAAATGGCAAAACAGAAAAATATTTTTGATACTCTTCATTACTACTAATCCATACATTACTTGATCCTTGTCGGTGTGTTGACTTCCACTGATCAATAGTTTTATTTGCTTGATCCTGAGTAATTTCTTTAGACTTAACCTTTGACTCAATTGTAGAAATAACTGATGCTGGAGCAAGGTTTCCTGGATCTACAAAATACTGCTTTGTATAATCTATAGTTCCGTCTGTTTTAATATCATACCAAAGACCAAGGGTAACACTAAACTCCGCAGCATCATATTTAATAATTTCTCCGTTAGAGTATAGGTAGCCATTGTATCTTGTTAGCCAATATACGTTTTCTCCTAAATCAATTATATTATTTGTCATTTGGTTATTGACAACTACTGGCAAAGCACTTGTCACATCTGATGCAATTGGCATTGCTCCTAAAACATAACTACCCTGAGTACTTGCAACCTCATTGATAGTCTTAGTGTTTTCAGTTCCAGAAACTTCCCATAAAAGGGCAGGCTTATATATCCATGTTTTTTCTTGATCTACCAGGCTTGCCTGGCGAATACTTCCGTATGACCTTTGAATGTATCTTGTTGTATAGTTAATCTTTCCAGCGTTAAATATTTTTTTATCTTCTGATGAAATAGATATAATGTTTGGAAGAGTTCCAGATGTAGCATTTTCAGTTACTCCTGTATCTGTCTGATTGTTAGATCCAGACAAAACAAAGGCTGACTCTCTTTGGGTTAGCGAAGGCATCATGTAGTCTTTGCTCATTACTACAAAGTTATTGTATTCATCAAAAAACATTGCTGTCTGTGTTGATGTGGCTAATTGGTTTAATACTTCAGCAACATTTTGATCTGGAGCAATAAAGAAGTATGGGATGATTGGATCGTTTTCTCCTGCTACCCTTAAAAATGTGTAGTTACTAAAACCAATATAGTCAAGCAAAAGTGTAATAGCATAACTAAGAGATGCTTCTGTGACAAGCATTCTTGGCGCAGGCATTGACTCAAGGAGAAAGTACATATCTCTAAGGGATAAGGACAGTGTTCCAGAACTGCGATCAACCTGTGGAAAACCTTCTGAGTATAAAGTCTTCATTGGAACATAGTAATCATATCCACCAACATTAACAATCTTTTCATAAAAGTTAAACTTAATGTTTTTTCTTACGTATTTGCTAAGTATGCTTGTTGTATTATTAGGGTTAAACGCTTGGTCATCATCAAAAAGAGAAATTTCTCCTGTTGAGGCAAGCAGTTGTCCAACTGGTAAAGAAGTTGCTCCAAGGTTAGCAAGGCTTTTATTAATTCTAAAATCTATAACTTTATTAGAAATATCAACAACAAGTCTAGGAGACATTTCAATTAGGTCAAACCTAGAATCAAATTTGTTCATGGTATCTACTACAATGCGAATTCCTCGCACGTTCTGAAACTCTCTATAGACCTTTTGGCCATCTGTTTCATTATTAAAATAAGCAGGAGATGTAACATCTTCTATAAAACTACTTTCATTGTTTACTGTTTCTTCTGCAACTCTCCACCCATATTGTGGGGTAAATGTTTTGTATTCTTCAGACTCCTCATCCCAAATATGAAAAGTTCCTCGGCTACCAGTTGTAGGAATAACCAGGTACGCATATCCATCAAGTGAAATACTTGGCAACTGAGATACTGCTGGCAGTGTTGTTTGATAGTTAAACCTTGTTCTATATTCTTTAGGAATAATAAGACCATACTGAAGTTCAAGATATCCATCTGGACCAACTATTGCTGTCCCGTCGTCTCTTACGCTTGTAGCATTAAATGATTGTGCATCTACCCAAGAATTATCCTTGAGATATTGAACTTTCCAGTTTAGTGGGGTTGTCTTATAATCTGACCTATAAAGTGGATCTTGTATTGAACCAGAAGAAGTTACAAAAGGTCCCAGGTTTACATTTCCAACATTAGTCTGCATCTTTACAATAATTCTATTTGCTGGAACATTTTCTTTATACACAACAAAGGGGGCTGTATCGTCAATATAGTTTAATGTTCCAACTTTGTTCTTAGCAATACCACGCTCAATTGTTTTTGTAACACCACCCTCTACTGCAGTCTCAGTTCTATAAGAGGTCCAATATTTAAACTCATCATATCTAGAGGGCATATAGTATCTTGGTCTTTGAGACATTAGTTCATTTGAATTATGAACATAGTTGCCACCAAAATACATCAACTTGTTAATACCTGATCTTGGTCTAAAAGGTTTAATGCAATCCTCTAAAGAATAGAGCATTTTCATTTTTTCTTTTTTAGAAATAAAGAACTGTGGCAAATCAGCATTAGAGAATCCACCATCAATTGCAATATCAGCATCAGTTGCCCCAGTATACAAACCCGCAGAGTCTAATGCATCAAAGGTATTTGATATAGTTGTAAACTTAGTATCTGTGCCAGTTGGTCTATATCTATAATTACCCAGTCTTTCAATGTTATCTGGCATGTTCATATTCCACTCAGCCAAAACAAGAGACTGCAACTGGATAGTTGAAGAAGATTCTAGATGTGTTTTTAATTCACTACTTACAAACACCTTATACCTCTTCCAGTGTTACCGAGATATTCCAAAGGTCGTGGTTGGTTGCTCCACGCTTTACAACAGTATAATTAAATTCAGATATATAAACCTGAATTACTTGATTATACTGATGAAGGTGTGCGTATGGGTCTTCTGTATTATCAAAATTGCTATATTTGTCATATGCCAAAAACATCCAGAATGGACCTTTGTGTGTTTCGTACCAGTCTAAAATGTCAACTCCACCTGCTCCACCATCTGATGTGTACTCAGACTGTGTTCCCTTTAGTGCTGACAAACCATTATCTGCAAACTCTGGACTTTCAGTATATGGTCTTGATGGCAGATTTTCCCAGGACCAAGAAATCTCAAGTTTATCTGCAATATGATATGAGCGCATTCTACCATTAATGGTTCTTTGTCTTTGTTCAATTCTCTTTGGAGAAAATCTCATTTCGCTACGATTATGATCAGAAAGTATTACGAATTGATCTATTAGAGAAGGGTTTGTCTCTGCCCCTATATCTGCCCCAACCTCATACCCTGTAGGCACATAGAGACCGTTTGAGAGCGTTCCTGGGTTATTAGACCAAAGAACTCCTTGCGGTCTCTGATAGCGCTTTCTACCTGTTATATAGCCTGATGTTGCCATTACCTTTGTCCCCGAAGTCTTTGTGAATCAATATACTTAATCTCAGACATTACCGCCTTGGCAATATCATCTGCACCTGCATTTGTATTATTTACGTTAATTCCTACATTGTAATTATACACCTTGCTAGAGTTATTTGCTGAAGAACCTGCTGCCCCTACGCCAACCTTGACATTATTACTCATAGAAGAATATGTAGGTGTATCAAAAGATGTATACTTTCCATTATTTAATGATTCAAGAAATGCTCCGTATTGATCTGCAATACTTCTTTTTATAACAAATTCTCCAGGAGTTAGCATTGCTGGAACAGTGTCGGTGCCTTTAGGTTTAAACATTCCTCCGCCATCCATATATGGAACTAAACCTCCCATTGGCATATACTTAGGAATCATTCCACCATTTGACAGCAACAGTTGATTTCCAAAACGACCTCCTCCACCACCACCAGATGTTCGTGGAAGTACTGGTCCAACAAACCCTTTGTCTCCTGGTTTTAAAGTAGACTGTGGCATTTGTATGGATGGAGTAAAGCCAGGAATAATTGGTAGTTTAGCAAGTCTTTCTGCTTCAGCCGCTGCGAGTGCTGCTGCTTTTGCATCCTCTGCTGCTTTTGCATCCTCTGCTGCCTTATCTCTGGCGGCTTTGGCTAGATCTGCTTTATCTGCTGCAGATGTTGACCCCGATGATGGATACTTTCCAACTTCTAAAGATGCATTCTTAATTGCTGTTGTAACTGCATCCCATGCTGCAGATACTCCACCTACTGATGTTGCAATTTCATCAATATTAATTACCTGTGCATCATATGCTTCATTTAATGTAGTAGCAGCACCTTTTATAATTTCCCATTCTGATGCAGTCATTTTATTAATTTCTACATTTGCCAAAGCCTTTGTATTTGCATCTTCATGTGCAGACACTAAACGATTTCTTGCTTCAATTTCTTTTTCAAGTTTATCAATATGTGTTTCTTGTATTGCTGCTATTTCTGCTGTAAGTTGTTTTCTAGTATATTCTTTTCCATTAATTTTTGTTCTAAGATCATCAAGTTGTTTTTGTCTAGCAACTTCCATTGCTGCTCTTTGTTCGTCAAGTGCTTCTCTAGCATTTCTAGAAGCAACCTCTGCCTGCTGAGCAGAATAATCTGCTGCAGCCTTGGCTGCTGCTGAAATATCACCTTGTGTAAGAGCATCTGCTAGGGTTAATTGATTTTGTTGCTGTGCTGCAATGTCCTCGTTGATAGAGAGAACCTTTTCTAGAGCACCTACCTGCTCATCAATTAATTTAGCCTTTGCATCATACTTATC